TCTCAAACGAATTACACAATCATACTTGAACTGATGTTCCTCCTCATAATTTTTCTTCATTTCATTAGCTTGAAAGACGCTATAGAACATGGAGATAATGTTGTTAACTGGGTGAGGAAACCTAGGATCTGGCTCAATACCTTCGGGTACAAATTCTTTGGGTTCTTCAAAGTTAATTCTTTTAGGTTCCCACTTTCTGACCATGTATTCTTTTAAATCAGCTTCCCACTTTCCACGATCCTTATATTGATCCCAGAAGTAATTACCAATCCACTTATCATCATACCAGATGTGAGCGAATACATCAATTTCAGAATCTGGATTTGCTTTATAGAATGTTTCAAAATGATTTGAACTACATTCTTTAAGGTGTCTGGGTTGACCAGAATATAGTAATGCAATTTTAGACATGATACTTACTGTTATCTTTTGCTAAGTGTACCATCTTTGGTTCAAATTCGCAATACCCAGCAAAGACTTCTGGGTATGCATACTCAGGATGTAGGGTATTAACTTTATCTTGATTTTGTGCAAAGAATTTATTTAAATGACTTTCATCATGCCACTTTGCAATTACATTATTTTCATAATCTTTATTTACGTTTCCTCGGAGATAACTCATTACAGATACAATCTCTTCGGTTTTTCCACCCCACAAACATCCTTGATAATAAACTGACATATCATCACCATCCTCAAGACCTGCGGTTGATAATGGATTTACATCAAAGGCACCAGGCGATTGATTATGAGGAGGCATTCCAAGAAAATGACAGGGATGATGCACACCAAAATAAGGTTTAGATTCATCAAAAAATTGTTCTGCGGTGATTTTAGTTACTGGAATTAAATCGGCATCTAGAAAAACATACCAATCATTTTTAAGAATTTCTTCTCTAGCTTTCAAAATGATGTCAAATCTCTGAAGCGTAATGTTGGGCCAATCTAAATGTTCTTGTTTATATACTTTAATATCTTCTGGGAAATCACCCTCTCCATCTGTAAAAACTAAAAATGTTTTTTCACATTCTGGTAGAAAATTTTCTGTTACCTTTTCATACCATCCTGGAAGGAAATTAAGATACTTTCCTGTACCAATAAAACTAACTGCGACTTTCATCAAATCAGCTCCCAATTATGTGGAATTAAATCTGTAGTATCTAGGTGAGAATTACTTGACCCATCAAACCAACCCTTCGGCGCAATTACTTGATTACCTTTGGCTAACCATGCACCCCACCAACTAAATGAACTATTAGCAATAATATGATCTTTGCACAATGTCATGAGGCACAGATCCATATAATTATTTCCAGTTTGGGAAACCATAAATCTATCACTTTCAAATAGAGGATGCTCTAAGCACCATATAGGATCATCAGAAAAAATAATAACCTCACGATCACTGTCAAACATTTTTAAAGCTTTAGCATAATATTCAATAGGAAGTACAGTATGATTTGGATTCGTTGTATAATCTGTTCTACGAATATGAATCGCTAAAGGTGTTTTCCAATAAGACATTGTTTTCATTGCTGGTTCAAGAATCTCATCTCTAAAAACAAAGTCTTGTCTCACTTCATCTTCAATATGTTTGAAATATTTTTCTGATTGAAAAAATCCTTGTAATGATACCCAATCTGGACAAGTATTAAATAACTTTTCGTCAAAAGAAAAACTAGCTTCTGATATGGTAGGACGATCAGGATCAATATATTGAACATTTAATGGCGTTGTTTGTTTTAATTTAAATGGATCAAACAACTGATGATCAGTCCATTGATTTTTTCTTTGTGATGGTGGAAAACAATATTCATACCCATTGTTTCTAGCAATTCCTTTTAAGGAAGCAAATTGAAACATTTGATTTCCAAGTCTTCCTAATTGACCTAGCGCATTAAATCCTATCATGATAGTAAGTTAATATTTTATATTATACAAAAAAAGGAGGTTGTTGTCAACCTCCCCAGTAACTCAGGCTCGCCACCAATTTTGATTACGAGAAAATTGGAAACTCGGCGGGAGAGAGTCCCATCCGCACCACCAATTTTTTTAGGAAATTGGAAACCTACTTTGTATCGGAAACAAAGTTGTTGATGATATTCGCTTTCTCAAGCACTACATTCAAAGAAGGGAACTTTGGGTAGATCCTTTTGGCTGTATTATTTTCATTCCAACGTTCAATAATTTCAAATTCTGCGTGGAATTGTGCTTCAGCAAGACCTTGTGCTTGTTGAAAAATTTGAAAGCGAAGTTCGTAAGGTGTCATCTGTTTACTCCTGTGTGTTTGTGTTGTGTGTAGAAGGGGGGTTCCCGACCAGGGTTTTTAACGTGTCTCCATCACGGGCATATTGGGGATGACTCCACCAGGATTTTTAAAGTGTCTCCATCACTCCTTCTGAAGTAAGATCAATATACAACTGATCTAGAAGAATTTCGTAATCATCCGCTACATCACCAGAAAATTGTACACCTTCGTTGTTATAATAACGAACTAGTTTTTTATAAAGTTTTGGATTTTTTACATCCAAATAAATTTCACCACTAGCTGCAGACTTGAGAGTATCAATATCTTTTTTGAATTTAACTGTTACTGACATTGTTTTGGATAAACTACAGAGATATTATAAGATGAATCTAAAAGATTGTCAAGTGGGCTTGAAGCCCAAGTAGGACTGCAGAGAATTGAACTCCGTTCACACCGTTATAAGCAGTGGGCCTTAACCAATAGGCGACAGTCCCATTATAAGATCAGTCAGTCAAACCGTTGCATATTCGTATAATATCCTCGTATTCTTCGGCGGGCATAAGCACAATGTCGCCATAAGAACTTTTAACTAAAAACATTTCTCCTTCTTCCACTCTACCGATGTAATCTTCAAAGTATTCTTGGAGTTCTTCAATTGTAATCTCAGTCATTGATTCCATTGAAATTTGATTTTATTTATAAAAAATAAAGGTCGGGGCGACAGGGATCGAACCTGTGACCTCTGGTTCCCAAAACCAGCATTCTACCGCTGAACTACGCCCCGTGATTTTATTTACTTATTATACTACTTCTTGAACCACTTGTCAAGAGGAGCCCAGTGTTGCCAGTCATATTTATGTATTGCCCAAATGCCCATAATCGGTAAGACAATCAAAATATACCCAAGAAATCCTAGAGTATAAGGGTTCTCCATTATCCACCTTGCAAAGTGTCCCATCAATATCCTCTCCAAGTTTTAAATTCGTGATAAAAGTATTGATCTACTTCGTTAAGACAACTCAAAGGTGCGTTCTCTTCTCTGTATGCCCATTCTACACAAAAATCAACGATACGATAATCATTCATTGAATTGCGTCCCCACATTCTCACAAAAGCAGAAGTAGCAAATTGATACCGCTGCCTAGTGTGCGGTTCCATTTCCCTTATAGTCTTTGGAGTCATAGTATCCTCCTTTTGTGCCGAAGTAGAGTGTTGTTAAAACAAACGGAATTGAAACAAATAAAAGTGCTTTTGCTAGTAACATAAACTTACTGTGGATAAGCGTTATGAAGACCCCAGTAAACAAATAGTCCCATTGATGTAAAAAGTAATGCTGATTTAATGGCGAGGTTGATCATCTTTCATTTCCTCTGCTGCTAGTTTTAATATGTAATAAATGATATATGCGGTGCCAGATAATCCAACACCAAGAATAATGATTACGCCCCATGGTAATTCACTCACGAAATCATCTCCATTGCCCTTGTAAGCTCAATGTAGTGGTTCATCTCATCAACTGCTATCTCACCTATTTTCGTATCCTCCTGGTGATCCCAGAGGTAGTTTAAGTAGGTCTCTGTTGCATGATATTCAATGCCTGCGTTTAAGTGATAAGCAGAAACGGGAGCAATAGAATAATAAACCACCAGAATCCAATAATAGATGAGAACCAAATGATAAGCGAAAAAGCGATCAAACCAGCGGTCGCTTCCGCCACGCGACTCCATTTCGATAAGGTGTTCGGTTTCATTGATTGTCTGTGCAAAGTGTTCTTTCATTAGAAAGTAGTGTGCTTCTGTTCTTAATCCTAAACTTTCTCTAAGATGTAGCACACTTAAAAAAGCAAAATAGGGTGCCCGAGCAATCGTCTCAAGCACCCAAAATCTTTGTATTGGTAATCCACGATAGATAAAATCTATGATTGCGACTGTAATATTTAAAATGAATTGGTTAAATGATTTCATAAACCTCCTGCATCTTTTTGTCCATACATGTAGCCTATAATAACACCACACACAAATACAATAAAAATTAAAATTTGTTTTCCTAGAAACTCAATAAGTTCCTGCCACTCCATAGTCATCGTCTTCGTAGGTAGATGGTTCTTCAAAAAGTTCTATCATCTTTTGTTCTAAAACTTTCTCGTGTAATTCTTTTAGGTCTTCTTCTGTTATTGTCATTTATCCTTAAGTAATTCTTCTACTCTTTTTCGCATGTTTGTGCTATCTTGTTTGAGATAATCTCTCAAAGAATATCCACGTTGACCACGCATAATACAAGTGCCTTGATAGAACATCGTGGCAGCAAATACCAACAGTAGTACTATACCTATTATTTCAGGGTAATGTTGAGCCATGGTAGTACTGGTGGAATAACTCCAATAAGTCTTAGCAATCCTTCAGCAAATAAAGCAAGAACCAGCCAACCAACGCACATAGAAATAATGGAAGCATTCCTATTGTGCCTTCGTATAGCAGCATCAATCATCTCCTGAACTTCAAAACGACTTACATAATCGTCATCATACGGGTGCATCATTTCTCGTCTCCAAGAAGTTTTGCCAGAGGATCTCTTCTAGTTTTAGCAATTTCACATGCTCTTTTATAGAACATATTATTTGTATTACCAGAGGCTTCAAAAGTGGCTTTTATTTTAAGCCAATTCTCATAAGTGTGTTGATCCATTAGGATGTTTCGTACATACCTATATAATAGTTTTCAACAAAAAAATGTCAACTTCTGTTAGTAAATCGTAACTTACATTAAGTAAATATTAAAACGGAGAGTGGGCGAGTCGAACGCCCAAGGGCTTTAACACCTCAACTGTTTTCAAGACAGGTTCCGTCGCCAATCGGATTGACTCTCCAAAAAAGTCCTTAACGAACTTCAAAATCCAAACGCCTTACTTTGCGTTGGCGTCTTGCTTCTTGATATGCAAGATCTTCTGGTTTTAAATAACCTTTATTATTTTTTTCGTGCTGATTAACAATTATCACATCAGATAAATTTACAGCACTAATTTTTTCACCACAGATAGAAGTCATGTTTGGACATCCACAGCACTTAGTTTGTGATGGATGACTTTCTAATTCTTTATTACATACTTTACATCTGATCTTTAACATGTTACATACTATACTCAGTAAAGTATATATGTAACAAATGGGAAATGTCGGATTTGAACCAACGACCGTCTGCGTGTAAAGCAGCTGCGCTACCACTGCGCCAATCTCCCAGGAGGGTGACAATGCCACCCTGTTACACTGTAAAGCATGAATCAGTACAGTGCCTTTTTGCTACGGCATTCTGGTTTATCTTTCCAGCGCAAGTAGCAACTCCC